CAGTGGGCTCGGTGGCGCCCACAAGGTAGCCATTCTTGAGAAGGGCTTAAAGTGGGAGCAGGTAGGGATGTCCAACGAAGACGCCCAATTCCTCGCGACCAGGGGGCTCCAGATTGAGGAAACCGCTAGATGGTTCGGCGTGCCACTCCACCGGATCGGCCATACTCAGGGGGTCACCTCCTGGGGCACGGGCATCGAGCAGTTCACTCTGGGATATATCAAGTTCACCCTGCTCGGGTGGGTACGCCGCCTCGAGGGGGCCATCCTCCGAGACCTGATCCTCGCTCCAAGGACTTACTACGCCGCGTTCCTCATGGACCACCTCATGCGAGGGGACATCACCTCTCGATTTAATGCCTACCGGATAGCGGTTACGACCGGCTGGATGTCACGGAACGAGGTCCGGGAGTTTGAGGACATGAACTCCGCGGAGGGCCTGGACGATTATCTAGTGGCCCAGAATATGGCATCGATTGATGAGACCGGCCAGGCCCGGCCACTTAACGAAAGCCCATCAGAGCAGCAGGGACGGCCTTCCGGGTTCGACACCCGGGCGCGGCTCTTGGCCCACCAGGCGGCGGAGCGGATCGTGCGTAAGGAATTGAAACGCGAAGCCTTGGATGGCGAAGCCCATGTTCGGTGGGTCGCCGAAATCCTGAATCTGGCCCCCGAGGTCGCTGTGGCATACGTGTCTCGGCTGATGTCTCTCAGCGGGTCGGAGGTTGAGAACACCGCAAGCGAACGAATCGAAGAGCTGGCAGCGCTCGCGCTGGAAGGATGAAGCCATGGAAGCAACGGAACTGAAATACCCAATGGTGGCGAGCCTGGTATTCGGCGAGCCTTGGGCCCTAAAGCCCGAGGTGTATCAGACCATTTGTGAGCTGGTTCGATTCAGAGCCGCGGGCGGGAAACTTACGGCAGAAGAGATCCAGGATCGCATCGGCGCGGCGCCGGTACGTCGTGGGGCGGCCCGCACTGGCGCCGTTGCGGTGATGCCGCTCCATGGGGTGCTGGTCCAGCGCCTGGGAGTCCTGACGGCCACGAGTGGAGGAACCGGGCTCGACGCGTTTGGTGTCGCCTTCCGTCAGATGGTGGCTGACCCCGACGTCGGCGCCGTCGTCATCGATGTGGCGTCCCCTGGTGGGTCCGTGGCCGGGGTGCAAGAGCTGTGGCAGACCATCATGGACTCCCGGGGGTCGAAGCCAATCGTCGCCGTTGCTAACAGCTTGGCGGTGAGCGCCGCTTACTGGATCGCCACGGCAGCCGACGAGATAGTTATGGCCCCCAGTGGGGAAGTCGGGGCTATCGGTGTCTTCTTGGCCCATGAGGACGTCAGCGAGGCCCAAGCCAAGGAGGGGGTCAAGACCACGTTGATCGCCGCCGGCCGCAAGAAGGTAGATGGTAGCCCGTTCGCCCCTCTGACCGACGAAGCCCGCGCGGACATCCAGGCCAAGGTGGACACGTTCTATGACATGTTCGTCGATGCGGTTGCCCGTGGTCGTGGGGTCGATAAGTCGGAGGTGCTGGAGGGCTTCGGCGAGGGGGGCACAGTGCTAGCCCGGGACGCCGTGCGGATGAAGATGGTGAACCGGGTCGACACACTCCAGGGTACGATCGACCGACTCATAGGGAGCCGTAGGAGCTCGCCGCCATCCCCAGATCGTCGGCGTATGGCCCTGCTGTAGTAGCCGGTTGACAGGCTACAGCGACATGTGATATTAACAAGGGGTAGATTAACAATCTAGCGTCCAGCACCCCGATGGCTCCCAAGAGTCCGGAGGGGTGGCAACCTGGAAGGTAGGCCCGATGATCTGAAGGACTCCCAAGAGTCTGGGATGGCGTCGGGTACACCACAGATTAGGCCTCCCAAGAGCGCGTGAACTGTGGTCCCAGCCGCGAAACGTGGCTAGGACTCAGGGTTACGCGCCTTTTTTATTGCTCAGGAGGGTACGAAGATGGACAACGGTAGTGGGGCCATGGGCATCAAGGAAATCCGGCAGGAGCGTGCGGACCTGCTGGCCGAGCTTGCCGACCGCAAGCAGAGCGGCCGGGTGGTGCTTAACTCTCGGGACTTCGAGGAAGAAGAGCGCGATAACATCCTCGCCTCGCACGAAAACCGAATCGGCGCCATCGACCAGCGCCTGGCTTTGCTGGCCAAGCGCGAGGCTCAGTGGGAAGAGTTCAAGCAGGACGCGATCACGGCGCCCGCTATCCTTGAGGGCCATGACTTGCCCACCGACCAGGGGAAGCCGCCGACCCCCTTCCGGTCGCTGGGAGAGCAGCTCCAAGCGGTGGCGGCGTCCACGCGGGACCCCTACAGTAAGCACGCCGGGGTACAGAAGCTCCAAGAAATCCAAGCGGCAACAGGCGCCGGCGAAGACGTGGCCAGCGACGGGGGCTTCCTCGTCCAGACCGACTTCACGGGCGAGCTCCTTCGCCTCGTACACGAGACCGGCAAGCTCGCGGGCCTGACCGATCGGAAGCCCATCTCACCCAACGCCAACGGGCTGAAAATCAACGCCGTAGATGAGACCAGCCGGGTGGACGGTTCACGCTGGGGAGGCGTCCGGGCCTATTGGGCCGCAGAGGCCGGGGCGCTCACCGCCGTCAAGCCCAAGTACCGGCAGATGGAACTATCGCTTCAGAAGCTGACGGGGCTCTATTACGCGACCGACGAGCTGATCGCGGACACCGTCGCCCTGGGCGCCTTCATCCAGGACGCCTTCGCCGAGGAATTCGGCTTCAAGGTCGACGACGCGATCATCAGGGGTTCCGGCGCGGGGCAGCCCCTCGGGATCCTGGGACATGCCGGTTCTCTCGACGTGGCGAAGGAAACTGGGCAGGCAGCGACCACGGTTGTCGCCGAGAACATTGAGGCGATGTACGCCCGCATGTGGGCGCCGTCCGTTCTGAGGGGCCAGTGGTTCATCAATCAAGACGTGTGGCAACAGCTATTCCAGTTGTCCCACGTCGTCGGCACCGGGGGCGTCCCGATGTTCATGCTCCCTGGCGGTCTAGTCAACGCGCCCTTCGGGTCGTTGATGGGACGGCCGGTAATGCCGATCGAGCAGTGTGAGACGCTGGGCACCTCTGGGGATATCATCTTCGCTGACCTGTCTCAGTATCTGATGATCGAGAAGGGTGGCATTGAAGCTGCCGCGTCCATCCATGTGCAGTTCCTCACCGACGAGACCACCTTCCGGTTCATTCTTAGGGCCGACGGCCAGCCCAAGCGCAACGCGGTGCTGACGCCCTACAAGGGGACCAACACTCAGTCGAGCTTTATTACCCTGGCAACCCGCTCATAAGAATGGGCCTGGCAACGCGCGATCCGAAAAACGGAGGGACGAGATGAAGATGCTCATGGAGGAACTCAGATTCGCGAAGGGGATCGACCCCGTGGCCGATGCCTTCGCCGGGACCGTCAACAGCGACGTGTACAGCATGAGGGCCCACGGCCGGGTACTGTTCGTGATCTACATGGGGGTGGGGGCCACCGGCAGCTCCACCATAACCGTGGAGGCCTGCGACAACGTGACTCCGTCGAATACCACGGCCATCGCCTTCTGGAGCGCGGAAATGACCAGCGGTGACACGATGGGCGCCAAAACCCGCCGGGCTGCCGCAGGATACGTCTACACGGTTGGATCCAGCAAGATGGTGTTCATCGAGGCCGAGGCGAAGGATCTGCCCACCGACTACGGCTTCATCCGATGCCACCTGGTGGAGAGCGTCGATAGCCCCGTCTTGGCCTGCATATTCCCGGTCCTAGGGGGCCAGCCGAGCCGATACTCGAGGGCCGAGCCGGCGACGGTCATCGTCTAAGAAGAGCAACAAGGGTAGCCAACCCCGAAAAGCAAAGGAGTTTCAATGGTCAAGACACGAGTAGGTTCAATCTCGCCACTGTTCTACAAAAAGGTCGCGGGTGCCATGCCTGTGATTGTCGATGTTAGCGTGTTCCCCGGGAATATCTTCTACGTCGATAGCGGGGATGGCACCGACAGCACCGGGTACGGGACGCATCCCGATACCCCCTTCGCCACACTGGACTACGCCGTCGGGCAGTGTACGGCTAACCAGGGTGACGTGATCTTCGTCCTGCCCGGTCACTCCGAGACCCTGTCAGCTGCTGGAGCCCTAGACCTGGACGTCGCGGGGATCATGATCGTCGGGGTCGGTGAAGGGGCAGACCAACCCCTGTTCACCCTCGACACGGGCACCGGGACGGACATCGACGTGGATGCGGCGTCAATCACGGTTGAGAATATCCACTTCTCGGCGAACTTCGCCGACATCGCCGTCTGCTTCGACGTGAACGCCACGGACTTCACCTTGCGACGGTGCCGCTTCACGGAGACCGCCACCGATATGAACTTCCTCGTCGTCGTGCAGGACGCCGCAGCCGCAGCCTCCGACCGGATCACCATCGAGGATTGCCGAGCGGTTGGCTTGCTCGACGCATCCAATACCCATTTCGTGAACTTCGCCGGGACCGGGACAGGCCACAAGGTCGTCCGGAATGTGCTCACAGGCGACTGGGGCACCATGGCTATCGGTGGTGCCGGCGTAATCACCTTCTGTGAGATCGCCAACAACGTCATTATGAACGAGGCGTCGGACAACGACTCCTGCATCAACGTCGCGGGGACGGCCACGGGGGTCATCGTCAGGAACCTATGCGGCGGCGCTGCAGCCCAGGCGAACGGTATCACGACCGGCAACTGTCTGGCCGCCGAGAACTTCTATGGCGTCCACACCGAGGACCTCAGCGCGATACTTGAGCCAGCCGGGACGTAAACCGGGGGGTCACGATGAGCGACTGGATTGCTTGCCCCGGCTGTGGTGCCAGGTGCGAACTGCCGACGCGTCAGTGCCAACGATGCTCCCGGTGGTTCCCCTGGCAGGCCGTGGACGAGCTAAAGGCTACGCACAAGAGGAACGGGCTTGAAGTCCTTGCTCGGGATGTCCACGGGCTCAGTATCCCAGGTGACAAGCGCTCTAAGCCGTACCTCGCCACGCGCATAGCGTTGGCCCTGGAGTAGTTAATGGCGACTAGCGTAACCCCCGAGTTCATCATGGGCGACGAGGACGTCGGGACGGCGGGCACCGCTGAGCAGATAGAGACGACATCCTACCGTATCGGGTCGTTGATGATCATCGCCAAGGACAACAATACCGGCCGCATCTATTACGGCGGCTCCGACGTGGCTTCGACGACGCAGCGTGGGCTTGTTGCCGGCGAGTCAATCATAATCACCGGCTACAAGCCCTTCGATATCGCCTCCATTTACATCGACTCCTCCGTCAACGGTGAGGGCGTCGACTTCGTGGGTGCGAGGGCCTAAATGCTCAACCACCAACCCAGCCTGGTAACGGATTATCAGGAGTTCACCTCCAGCGGCACCT